TTTTGCTAGAATTAGAAAGAATGGCGTAGTTCAAGATCAGCGTAGTGGTGCAAATCAAATTATGACTGGTAGCTTTGCAGTTATAGCTAGCAATACTGTAGCTGTAGAATATTTTAAAGATGGCAGCGTTGATTCAGGATCTGATAGTGCTACTATTAATTCACTATATTTTGTACCTAGTTAATTTTAGATCGATCAAACTACCCCCGACTGAGCGACCGATTTGACTAAACCAAAACGGAAACCACAGTCGACACGAAACCTAAAGCTGTAAAGTTCCTTATAATGCCCTGCTCAAAAACGGTTTGAGCAGGGCATTTTTTATAGTTGAAAACTTTTTGCTCTTGTGTTATAATATGTAAGAATAATAAAAGCTTTCAATATTTTTATCAAAATATACAGCCTGCTCGCAAAACCTATTAGCAGTTAGGCTTATAATTATCTTAGATTATATATCTATTGCTAATAGGGAGAAAGTGTAATGGAAGCAATTGAAAATCATGGTTTAGTGCAAACCCTATCAGTAGTTGCAATGGCTATAATTGCGTTAGGTGTTGGAATTCAAAAACTTGTAAAAGAGTGGAGAACTACCGATGCCGAGACTACCGTTATAGAAATGATGCACAAAGAATTAGAGCGTATGGGTACACACAACGCAAAGCTTACTGAAGAACTAACTAAACTGCAGTTAGAAATAGTAGAGTTAAACAATCAATTAACTAAACTAAGCATTGAAAATAATAAACTGCAAGAAGAAGTCGGTGCACTAACACTAGAGCTTAATAGTTTTAAGAAATTGGCTGCTCTTAGAAAGGTAAAGGTGTAGATATGACACCAGCAAAACTTAATTACAAAATTTATCAAGGTAGTACATTTCGTGAAACTTTTCGATGGGAAAGTCAAACAAAAGAATATGCTACAATTAGTGCAATTTCTAAAACAGCTCCTTGCGTAATTACTACTACTAGTAACCATACACTGCCAGTAAATTGGAGATTTCGAGTAACTGGTGTAAGTGGTATGAAAGAGATTAATCAGATTAGCGAGGATGATTACTACTTAGCAACTAGTGTAACAAATAATACTGTTACAATAAATCAATTAAATAGTTCTAATTTTACAGCTTATACTACTGGTGGTATTTTAGAGTGGAATAGTCCTGTACCATTAGCAGGTTATACTGCACAAATGCAAATCAGAGAAACTATAGATAGTACTAGTTCTATTATTGAATTAACAAGTACTAGTGGTGGTATAGGTATAGATACTACTAACTATACAATAACAATAACAATTTCCGCCAATCAAACACGATTGTTTACTTTTCCTACAGCAGTTTATAGCTTAGAACTAACTGATAGTAGTGGAGTCGTAACTACATTTTTAACAGGCAATCTAACGTTAGTATCAGAGGTTACAAGATGACTACAACAGTAATAGCTGAAAAAGTAAATGCTGTAACAACTAATACTGGTGCTACAAAAACAATTGTTACAGAGAAGAATAATACAGTAGTAGTAGATAATAAACAGTCTGTTGTTGTGTTAACTGGTTTGATGGCACCACCAACGGGTATTACAACACTACAAGGTATGACTAATGTCGATACAACAACATTAGTAACAGGATCAGTTTTAGTTTATAATACAACCTCACAGAAATGGGTAGCAACTACAACGTTTGATGCTCAAAATATGGAAGGTGGTTACTATTAACCGGAGATATTAAATGGCTTCAATTATTCGTATTAAGCGTTCCAATTCAGCTCTTGCGCCTACAACTCTGGGTAACGGTGAACTAGCCTATTCAGCAGGTAGTGGTACACAGGCAAATGGTGGGGAAAGATTATATATAGGTTTTGGAACAGAAGTAGGTGGTGGTGCGCCACAATTTGTAATTGGTGGTAAATACTTTACAGACTTATTAGATCATGTACATGGTACACTAACCGCATCAAGCGCCCTATTAGTAGACAGTAACAAAAAAGTAGACAACTTTAAAGTTGACAATTTAGATTTTGATGGTAATACTATTAGTAGTACTGATACTGATGGTAACTTACTGCTAGATCCAAACGGTAGCGGTTACGTACAGATAATGGGTACTAATGGTATAGTAATACCTAGTGGTACCAGTGCTCAACGCGGTCCAAGTTTAACTGGTACAGTTAGATATAATATTGACACAAGTCAATACGAAGGTTATAATGGCACTAATTGGACAAGTTTAGGCGGCGTACGAAGTGTAGACGGTTTAACATATATTATAGCTGAAACTAGTCCTGGTAATAGTGATGATACTTTACATTTTTATACTGGTACTGGTTTAAGTACAAATGTAGAAGCCGCACAGTTAGATGCTAATAGTTTAAAATTATTACAAACAACAGCAAGTACAAATACTACTACAGGCGCATTAATTGTTGCGGGTGGAGCAGGTATTGCCGGCAATCTAAATGTTGGCGGAAATAGTAGCGTATCTGGTAATAGCAGTATTACAGGTACACTAGGAGTTACTGGAGCTACTACATTAAGTAGTACTTTAAATGTTACGGGAAATACCACATTAAATGGAACCTTAGCTATTGTAGGTGGAATATCTACAGCAAATATTATAGGCGATTTTAGTGTAAATACAAATAAATTTACTGTACAAGCATCTACAGGCAATACTACTGTTGCTGGGGACTTAACAGTAAATGGTGTTTTAAACAGTGATGATATTACTTCAGCAAATATTAGTGTTACAGGTAATGCAACAATTACTGGAAATTTAACAGTACAAGGTACAACAACAACCGTTAATTCTACAGCTGTAGCTATTAGCGACATAAATCTTACACTAGCAAAAGATGCTGCAAATGCTACTGAGGCAAATGGCGCTGGCTTAACTGTTGCAGGAGCTGGTGCTACAATATTATATGCAAGTGCTACAGATGATTGGAGTTTTAACAAAAATGTTAATATTCCTAATCTTACTGTAACAGGACAAATTACAGGAAATGCTAGTAGCGCAACTAAATGGAATACTGCTAGAGATTTGAGTCTAACTGGTGATGCAACAGCTACTTTAGTAGGAGTTGATGGCACTGCAAATGTAAGTGCTGCTATTACTTTTGCTACAGTTAATGCAAATGTTGGAACATTTGGGGACTCTGTTACAGTTCCTACATTTACTGTAAATGCAAAAGGATTAGTAACTAGTGCAAGTCAAACAGCAATACCTACTGCAACTACTGCTGTAAATGGTTTAGCAAGTTTTGATAGCACAAATTTTACTGTAACTAGTGGATTAGTAAGTATTAGTGTTATTGATGGCGGAAGCTACTAGGAGAAATACTATGACGGATACAGTAATTAAACTTAGACGAAGTTCCGTTCCTGGTAGTATACCTACACCCGCACAATTACAAGTTGGCGAAGTTGTGTTAAATTATGCCGATGACATATTATACTTTAAAAAGTCTGATGGAACTATAGGTAGTATATCTAGTGGAGCTGCTGGAAGCACTGCGCTAATTAAACAAATATCAGAAGAACAAGCCGTGATGATGGCTATAGCTCTAGGATAACGCTATGGCTACAGAATTTAAAAGTTATGTTTATAACAATGTTAGTAGTACACTAACTACAATATTTACTGCTCCAGAAAAATGTGTTATTATTGGATTAATAGCTACTAATATATATGGATCAGTAATGCCTATTAGCTTAAAATTAACAAAGTCCGCCGGAGGATCTACGTTTATAGTTAAAAATCGTAGAATAGATTCAGGCCAATTTGTTGATTTTATGCAAGGCAATAAGTTAATATTAGAAACCAATGACTATATTTCGGCAAATGCTGGCGATACTAATGCATTTGATGTAACAATATCTGTACTTAAAGGAGCATCATAATGGCTGGTGGCATATATAGTGGTTATAATGTTACTACAGGACATGAGTACGCCGATAAATCTTTTTATGGTTTTAGACTCGATGCTCCAAATGGTCAACTATACTATGATTTTAATAATGGTGTAGCAGGAGTACCTGTTAGTATTCCCGATCCTTATGCTACAAGTGCAGAAGAGTACCTAATATATTTTTGGTCTAGCGATACTATAAAATTTACAGTTAATGACGCTGGTCGCTTACTAATGGAGTACAAATAATGTCACAGATTTTAGATCTTGGAAAAATTAGATTCCAGTTCAAAGGCGACTGGAGTGCTAGTGTTGAATATCAATTTAATGACGTTGTTACTTATAAAGGAGTAGCTTACGTCTATATTAGTACTGCAAAAACTACTGGTACATTAACTAGTAATACCCAGTTTTGGGGTAAAATGACTAGTGGTGTTGACTTTGCCGGTGTTTGGTCTGGTGCTACAACTTATGGTCAAGGCAGTTTAGTAAGATATGGAGCAAATTTATACGTTTATAGCAATAGTGTAGCTTCTAGTGGTAATTTACCCACTAATACTACATATTGGACATTGTATGCTCCTGGATGGAGTTATTTAGGTGTATGGAGTAGTAGTACTAATTATAAAATTGGTGAAGTAGTTAAATACGGTGGTAATACATATATTGCAGTACAAGATAACGTAGCTCAAAATCCAGATAATAATACGGCTAATTGGACTAGTGCTATAGAAGGTATTCAATTTGAAGGCGTATATAACAATGCTACTAATTATCAAAAGAATGATTTAGTAACTTATGGTGGCAATACTTATATAGCACTATCAAATACTGTAGGTAATATACCTTCAAATACTACATATTGGAATTTATTTGCTAGTGGATTTAAATTTGAAAGTACTTGGTCTAGTGCTACTGCATATCAGCCAGGAGATGTAGTTAGTTATGGTGGTATTGTTTATATAGCAAATACAGAGAGCACTAATCAAAATCCTGATAATAATACTACTTATTGGAGTACCTTTGCTCCAGGCTTTCAAGTAGAAGGCACATATAATAATGCTACTAGTTATGAAAAGAATGATTTAGTAAATTATGGTAGTAATACTTATATAGCTTTAACAAATACTACAGGTAATTTACCAACAAATAGTACGTATTGGTCACTGTTTGTTGGCGGCTGGAATTATCAAGGCACATGGAATACAACCACACAATATACAATTGGACAGGCGGTTAGTTATGGTGGTATTGTTTATGTAGCTGCACAAGATAGCTTAAATCAAAATCCAGATAATAATACAGCTTATTGGACAACTGTAGCACCTGGATTTCAGTTTGAGGATTCCTATAATAACACAACAGCTTATCAGAAAAATGATGTAGTTAATTATGGTGGTAGTACATATATTGCTAAAAGTAATACTACTGGTAATATTCCTACTAACACTACATACTGGAATCTGTTTAGTCCAGGTATTAAATATTTAGGAACTTGGTCCCCTGCTACCACTTATAGGCCAGGAGATTTAGTTAAACTTGGCGGAAATCTTTATAGTGCCGTTATAGAACATAGTAATCAAAATCCTGATAATAACACAACTTATTGGACTACAGTATTAGAAGGCTTTCAGTATGAAGCAAACTATTTAGCTGCTACTGATTATCAAAAAAATGACTTAGTTAAGTATGGTGGAAATTTATATATTGCCAAAACTAATACTCAGGGAAATCTACCTACAAACTCTACATACTGGGATTCCTTAGTTCCTGGATTTAACTTTGAAAATATTTATTCTGCAGGAACCTCATATCAACCAAACGATGTAGTAAAATATAATAATTCTTTATATATATCTACAAGTAATACAACGGGGAATTTACCTACTAATACAGCATATTGGCAACAATTTATTACAAATGATAGTTTACAAAGTATAAATACCTACTATGTAGCACCTCATGGTAGTGATACTAACGATGGTTCTACTATTGCTGCAGCATTTGCTACAATTAGAAAAGCTTGTGACACAGCTGGAATTAGTGGCAATCCTAGCACTATATTTGTAAAAACTGGTACTTATAGTGAAGTACTACCAATAGTAGTACCTCCAAATGTAGCAATAGTTGGAGATAATCAACGCACAACTATTGTTCAACCAGCTGCTGGTCAAAATTTTCTTAATACAGGTGTCAATAATCAAACTACTATGTTTTTATTAAGTAATGGCAGCATTCTTAATAAAATGACTTTTATTGGTTTAACTGGTTGGGTTGTTGGAGCTATTCCAGGTGACGTGACTACAAGTACGCCTAAAGGAGTTATAGCTGCTTTTAATCCTGGTAGTCCCATAACTACTAAATCTCCTTATATTATTGAATGTTCTGCAATTGGTAGCGGATTAATAGGGGCTTTGGTAGATGGATCAGTTCATAATACCGGAGCTAAATCCATGATATTTCATGGATATACAATTATTAGTGATAATGGTATTGGTTATTGGGTTAAAGACGCGGGTAAGGCAGAAATAGTTAGTTGTTTCACTTATTACTGTTATTTTGGATATGTAAGTACAGGTGGTGGGCATATTCGTGCCTTAAATGGTAACAACAGTTATGGTACCTGGGGTGCAGTAAGTAGTGGTTATGATGTAAACGAAACTGCAGTAACTGGTACACTATTAGGACAACAATTAAATTTTACTTATACAGGCGGAACAATTAATATTGGCGATACTGTTACTTCTAGTAGCGGAGCAACAGGTATAGTAACAAATGTCCAGTATACGGCAGATAAAGTTTATGTGCGAAATACATCAGGCACATTTAGCGTAGGAAATACTTTAACATTTACAAGTGGCGGTACCGGCACAGTTAAAACCGGAGCTTTAGAAGATCAAAAAGGTTTTATACTAATTCTTAACGGTTTAACAGCTGCACCTAAGCCGGGGCAAAGTATTCAAATTGCTGGAGATAATTTTGCTTATGTTGTTCAAAGTACTGCAGGTACTTATGTTAATACATCTAGCGAAATAATAGTTATATTAGCACAAGAAAAGCCAACAGGTAGTGCTAGCGGTAGCGCTGTAACATTACGTAGTAAGTATAGTCAGATTAGATTAACCGGACACGATTTTCTATCAATTGGTACAGGTGGTGTAACTACCACAAATTATCCTAATACACCTACTCAGCCTGCTGCACAAGGTAACGAAACTAATGAAGTGTTTCCTGGACGCGTTTTCTATGTATCAACAGATCAAGACGGTAATTTTCGTGTAGGTGAATATTTTCGTATTGATCAGGCAACAGGACGTGCTACATTAAATGCAAGTGCTTTTGATTTAGCTGGTTTGACTAGTCTACGACTAGGTAGTATTGGTGCTCAACTTGGCGAAACCATTAACGAGTTTAGTAGTGATTCTACATTGAGTGGTAATAGTAATGTAGCTGTACCTACCGAGTATGCAGTAAAAGCTTATGTAGATAATCAAATTTCAGGTGTTACAGGTGGTAGTGGTGGTTTAGGTACAAAAGTAAGTAAAAGTGGTGATACCATGACCGGTGCACTAACTTTAAGTGGAGCACCTACACAAGATTTACATGCAGCAACAAAACTTTATGTAGATACAGCAGATAATACTATTCTTGCAACGACTAATATATATAAATTTAACGATTTTGGTACAACAATATCTAATAATTTAGTAATAGAGCAAGATGCAGTAGCTTATTTTTCATCAAGTTTAACAGTGTCACAAAATTGTCAAGTAGATGGTATATTAATGACTATAGATATAACTGCTGGCGATACTTTACAAACACTTACAGCAAGTCCTACTATAGACACAACTTTAACTGGTAGTTTTGTCTCTACCAAACAGCAGTACAGTATCCCAGCTTGGGTTACAATTACAGTTGGAGCAACTTCTACTGTAAACATTATTGATATTCCACGTACATATCTCTTTTAAATTTAGGAGCCTAAAATGGGTAAACTTATAGTAGATCAAATTCAAAAACCAGGTGGTTCAGTTTTTACACTACCTTCAACAGCTTCAGCAGGGGCTGTTTTTAGTGACAGTAGCGGTAACCTATCGATTAGTTCAGTTAAAATTTCGCCAGTTGAAGGTAGTGTAATTGGTATGGTTGTAACAAGTAGCGCACAAGCTAATACTTATGGTGCAATATCGCAGTGGACTAGTGATGGTCCTGGAAGTCAAGTATATCAAGCACGCTATGTTGGTAATACTAGCTCGGATTCGTATAGTACATATAGTGCATGGAATATGTTAATGGGTGATGGTACTCCAACCGGTACTACTGAGCGCATGTTTGCATATAATCGTAATGGTGATATTTTACGTAAACTTTACTATGCTAATAACAAGCGTTTAGGTCATATGCGCGATGTAAACTATTATGATCAAAATACCACTGATAATTATACTGGTATTACAATATCAGTATTACCAGTTCGTAATACTACATCTTCAAGTATTACTAGAACATTTAGTTTTTATCATAGTTCTGACTATAGTAGCTATGGTGGCGGGGCACTAGCTGTTTATACACCAACTAATAATGTAGCATATAGCGAAGTTATAGGTGGTACATGGAGTCAAAGCTATACATATACAAGTAGTAGTAATCAAGCTGGCGGCTCTGCAAGTGTAGCTATTCCAGCTAATACTACAGTATTGTTAGTGCTTGCTTCAAGTCACAACTATTCTACTACTCATAAATTTGTTGATGTGCACTACTATTATAATCTAGATACTCCAATTGATGGTACTAGTATTATTTGCGATTTACGTATGTTAAATACATTAGCTACTAATCGTAATAGTGGTAATACTGGCCCCTTTTCATTAGCTATGCCAAATTATTATACACAGTGCGCTCAGCAATTTGGAGACAGGTAATGTTTGGAAAGTTTGATAAAACTGGTAGATTAATTCAAGTTCAAAATATTTTACCAGAAGACGAAAGCAAGCAGGAATTTCTAGAAATTCCTGCTAGTTTTATATACTACGATAAACTTAAATTAATAAATGGTAAAATTATTGAATTAACTGATACGGAACTAGCAGATCAAAACGAAGAGTTTAAAAAAATTAATTTAGCAAGAACTGCTGAACGAAAAATTGATCAATTAAAAACAGAATTAAAGGAGCTTACTAGTCCAGAATTATGGGACACCTATTCTGAAGATAAGAAAAAAGCTATTTCAGAATATAGATTGGCTTTAGATAGTATAACAAAACAAAAAGACTATCCTAATGATATTGTCTATCCAGTTTTGTCTATTTAATAATACAGTGAGGTATAGTTATTTATCTTATTAGGATAATTTATGGCAAAAATTGTAACAGATCAAATACAAAGACAATCTGGAAGTGAATTTACACTACCATTAAAAGATGGCAGTAATGGTTCCCCTTTAGTTACAGATGGTAATGGTAATTTAACATTTGGGCAAGTTAATTTAACTAATAGTTCAGTAACTTTTGATGGTAAATCATATCAAATTTCACCAAGTTTTTTTGAAGCTGGAACTAGTTATGTTAGGCCTACATTAGTTACTGGTCAGCAAAGCTATACTAGTCCTGGTACGTATACTTGGGTAGCGCCAGCAGATGTTTACTCAGTTAGTGTAGTAGCTGTTGGTGGAGGTGGACCTGGAATAGATAGTTGGGCTAATTCGGCTGGTAGTGGTGGTGGTCTTGGCTGGAAAAATAATATAAGGGTTACTCCTGGCACAAGCTACACTGTTCAGGTAGGTGCTGGTGGTAGAAGCGATACTAGTGCTACTCAAATTGGAGCTACCGGTAGTTATACAGGTGGAAATAGTTATTTTAATACCACTAATACTGTAGCAGGCTATGGTGGTGGAAATGCTAATGGTTATAGTACTGGTGGCCCTAATGCTAATGGTTATGGTGGTGGCTATGTCGGTGATGGCGGCGGTGCAGGCGGAAATGCTACTGAGTATCAAGCCGGTGCCGGTGCAGGTGGATACATTGGCCGTGGTGGAAATAGTCGGGAAACTTGGAATGCTAGCACTATTAATGGTGGTTATGGTGGTGGTTATTACAGTAGCACTTATGGTAGTGGTGCTGGTGGCGGTGTAGGTTTAAACGGTATTACTGGTTACTCAAGTCCTGGCAACGCATTCTACAATCCATTTTCGGGCTACAATAATACTAGTAGCAATGGTTCTGGTGGTCAAGGTGCCCATGGCGGAGGAAACGGTATGTATGGCGAAAATCCGTTTAGTGGTCAGGGCCAAAGTAGTAGTAATATTCAAGGTGGTGACTACGGTGGCGGCGGTGGTGGACCAGGTACCAGTTGGCCTTCAGCCTCTGGAAATGGCGGAGTTGGTGCTGTACGTATTATTTGGGGACCTGGTCGTAGTTATCCTTTTAATGCAGCATAAAGGATTAATATGGAATATATTGAAGTTGGACAACTAGGCAATCCAATAGGTCATCCTATTTTAGAAAGTAATTTGCAATATATATTTCCTGGTGTTGAAATTACTCCGGAAAATATGTTTGTGCATGGGTATAGGCCTATACTAGAAAATAAACCTATAATAACTGCAAAACAAATTGCACAAAAAAATGGTTTTAGTAAGGAAGGAAATGATTTTGTATGGAACTGGAACATAATCACATTAGATCAAGATCATCTTACTAATATGTTCATTAGATTTAGGCGAGATGCAGAATTACGTGATAGTGACTGGACACAAGTTTCTGATGCGCCACTAACCGCAGAAAAGAAACAGCAATGGGCGGAATATAGACAAAGTTTAAGAGACCTGACTAGTTTATATCCAGAAGTAGACGAAACTACAGAAATTAATTGGCCTCAAAAACCAGAAAAATAACAACATAATTTTTAATGAATGAATTTATAAAACCTATATTTAGCACACCACTATTAATAGCCGAGTGTGATAATCAAGAAATATTAACGCAAGCTAATACTTTGGCCTATACGTTAAGAGATAATTTAAATACTGGTAGTTTAGTTTCCGAAGAATGGGATATGGGTATAAAATCTTCTAATAAAGAAGATTTTTATACTAGTGGTGTTACTTCTTTTAATTCTACTGAGGATTTATTTAATAAATCTGAATGGTCTGATGTATGTAATTTTATATATAATTTTACTGGTATTTTACTGAATAGTGTAAATAGCAAAAAAATACCTTATCACATAATAAATATGTGGACTACAATCTACCCACAAAATTGTTTTGTACCTGAACACATACACAGCAATTCTTATTTAAGTGGTGTTTTCTATACAAAAGCAGAAAAAAATTGTGGTAATTTAGTTTTTCATGATCCTAGCTGGACTACTAAAACTATGTTTATGAACAGTAATATACCTGAATTTCCAAACGTAGAAACTAAACATCCAATTACACCTAAACCCGGTTTACTAGTACTATTTCCTAGCTGGTTACCTCATAGAAGTTTGCCAAATAAATCCGGTAGTGATAGAATAATTATAAGTTTTAATATAGGATTTTAAGTGCGTCCAATTTATAAATATTACCATAATTTTATAATAAAAGAAGATTGTGAATACTTAATTCAAAGCAATATAGATAAATTAGAAAGTGCAAAAGTAGCTAATAATACATCAGCTAGTAAGTTTTTGCGTAAAGGAAAAACAAGCTGGATAAATAATAATGAAGATATTAAATCTACAGAAATAATACAAAAAATAGTAGACTTAATGTTTTGGGAATCAAAATTTACACATAATACAGAGCTTAGTACTGTAGAATCAGTACAGTTTGCAAAATATGGATTTCTAGACCATTATGATAAACATATAGATATAGGTACTGATGGAAATTATAGAGTGTTAACAGCAGTTGTAGAATTAAGTGATCCAAAAAACTATATAGGCGGTGGTTTAAATTTATATATGGGTCGCCATATTTATAAAATACCATTTAAACAAGGAACAGTAGTAATATTTCCCTCTATTATAACACATAAAGCTAAACCTGTATTTTATAGTAGTAGATATTCTATTACACTATGGGGCTTAAGGGATTAAATGACTACATTAAAAGAGTTAACTAGCAATAACCATAAACGTGCCGAAGAACATAGTTTTACTAAATTATTATTAACAGGCAATATTTCTAATAAAATTTATGCTACGTTTTTATCTAATCAGCTATTACAGTATCAGGTTTTAGAACACTATGCTGCACACCTATTAAAGGATATTTCAGGACTTGCACGTAGTGAGCTACTACTAGAGGACTTATTAGAATTAAACGAACAAGCAATACTTTTTAAAAGTACACTAGAATACTGTCAGTATGCTAAAAAATTAGAAGATCATGCACTGTGGGCACATATATATGTAAAGCATATGGGAGACCTATACGGTGGCCAAGTTATAAAGCAAAAAGTACCTGGCAATGGTAGTATGTATAATTTTGTTAATAGGCAAGAATTAATAAAGCAATTAAGATCTAAATTAGATATATCTATGGCTAGTGAGGCTAATGTAGCATTTAGTTATGCTATAAAACTATTTGATGAAATAGCTAATGAGTACAATCTTTAACAAACTAAAACAACATGAAAAAGCCTTAGAAGAAATATTATCGTCTAAGGCTTTTTTAATACCTGACAAAAACACCTATACCTGGACTAATAAGATTTTTAGTAACCCCTATATAAGACGTGCACATTTAGATTGTATAGATGCTACTACTACAAAAAAACTATATATGATGCACCTATGTTTATTTCCACAAACAAACATAGGTGCACCTATTTATGGGTTTGATATTATTGCTGGGCCAAATAAGGTAACCGGAGCATTTTTAGATTTTAGTCCCATAGATGATTCGCATCAATTGTGTAATTGGTATAGTGATACTGTTAAAAATTATACATGGTCTAAGCCTAGAAATCTGCCAGACTGGGCTAAAAAAATATTTAGTACAAATATGGTTGCGGCTGGCAATATAAATACACTAGAAGAACTAGACACTATATTAAATCTTAGTATAACGTTGTTGGAATATTATATAGAAAATATTCCAAATAGTATTATTGCTGGTGATTACACTAGTCAACAAAATTTTTATTGCCAACAACAAAAGTGTAATCCACATACTCCTAGAGTTTTATCTAGTTTAGGTTTTGAACAGGATATGATAAATGATTTTATACATAATTGTTTGTTTCCAGAGTTGGTTTGATAATTATAAAAGTATTCTTTCAACTTACCATATAGGTAAATAATGTGTTTATTTTAAACTTTATACCTAGTTGGTTTTTTCCACTAGTAGCAATTATATCGCTTGTAATATTTTTAATTAGTAGATACATAAAATTGCCACAAGCGCAACTTGTACACTATAGTAGTATTATAGTATTTTCACTGGCATTATTTATGACAGGCGCAAACTGGAACAATGATCATTGGCTGGCTAAAGTTAAGGAAGTAGAGGCTAAATTAGCCGTAGCGGAAGCCGAAAGTGCTAAAGAAAATACTAAGATTGTAGAAAAAGTAATTACTAAACGTGAAATAGTGCGTGTGCAAGGTAATGAAATTGTAAAATATATAGATCGCGAAAAGCTGGTAATAGATGAAAATTGTAAAATACCAGAACCAGTTGTAGACGCACACAATAAGGCTGTAAAACAATGAAATATGTTATTATATTCACATTAGCACTAGGTGGTTGCGCTACTACAGTGCCAGTAACACAGCGTTTTCCAGAAGCACCTAAACCGCTACTAGAGCACTGTAAGCCGCTTAAACAAGCTCCGCAAGGGGTACAATTAAGTGAGCTTACTAAAATTGTAGTAGATAACTATATGGAATATCATATTTGCAGTGGTAATAATAGTGCATGGATAGAGTGGTACACAACACAACAGCGTATATTTAACAAGGAGAAATAGTGGAACTAACAGAACAACAATTGCAGCAAATAATTCCTAAAAATAAATATGTTAGCTATTGGCATACTGCGTTAGCTCAGTTATTACCACAATATGAAATAAATACGCCAGATCGAATAGCAGCCTTTCTAGCACAGTGTGCACACGAGTCAGGTGGATTTGTTTTTATTAAAGAAAATCTTAACTATAAGTGGGCAAGCTTACGTAAAGTTTTTCCTAAGTACTTTCCTACAGATGCATTGGCGCAGCAATATGAAAAACAACCACAAAAGATTGCTAATCGTGTTTATGCAAACCGCATGGGCAACGGTCCTGAAGAATCAGGAGATGGTTGGCGATTTTGTGGACGTGGATTAATACAGGTAACGGGTCGTGACAACTATAGCTGGTTTGCTGCCAGCTTGCACATTAGTCCAGAAGAGGCTAGTGAATACATGGAAACCTTTGAAGGTGCTGCACAGTCGGCATGCTGGTTTTGGGAATCAAACAATCTTAATCAATGGGCAGACAAGCGTGATATACTCACACTTACAAAACGCATTAATGGCGGAACAATAGGCTTAGAGGATAGAAAAAAGCATTACGAACATTGCTTACATATACTAAGCCACTAATATTTAGTTTAGGAGACTAATATGCTTAAAGTAGTATTAGCCTTTACAATCTTAATTGGTTTAGTAACACCAAGCCTTGCACAAAATGTTGCACCAATAGATCAAGGAAATTACGATGGTGGTCGTACCTTGGTCGATACAAACAGTACTAGCACTAGTATAAGTACTGTAAATACTAATAATACTAGTACTAGTAATACAAATAGCACTAGTCTTAGTACAGTAAATAGTACAAGTACCAATACTAATACTAGTACAAATGTAAATACTAATAACAATATTCAAAGTGGTACTTTAACTAATATTAACAATAATAATCTTAGTGGAAGTGTTACTTACACTAATAATAACAACAATGTTCAAAGTGGTACTGTAACCTACAATAACAATAATGTTAATAGCGGTACAGTGACTTATAATAACAATAATAACAGTACAAGTACAAGTACGGTTAATAATGTAAATAGTGGCACTCAAACATTTAATAATAACAATGTAATGAGTGGCACACTTACAAATATTAATCAAAACACTACTACTAGTACTAATCGCAATGAAAATATAAATAGTGGTACACAAACTTTTAATAATGTTATGAGTGGTAACGTTACCTACAATAACAATAATAATCTTAGCGGAAACGTTACTTATAACAATAATAACAACACTACTAGTAATAATACAAATACAAATATTAATACTGGTACTATGACCTATAATAACAATAATGTATCAACCAGTACTAATACAAATATTAATACTGGTGATATGACTAATCGTAATATTAACACGAGCACTGTAGTACAAAGTACTGATGCTACTAATAGAAATATTAATCAAAGTACTTCTATAAATCAAAATGTACAAACTGGTGATATGACTAATCGTAATATTAATACTAGTGCTAGTGTAAGCGATAATAAAAGTACTAATATTAATAATAATATAAATCAAAGCTATAGCGATAGTACTCAAAGTGTAAAGACTGATAACATTAATACTAATATAAATAAAAGTGAAATAACACAACGTGTAATACAACCACCACCTACTGCAATAGCACCTGCTATGATGAGCGGAGGCAGTCCAGATCTATGTACCACAGGTGTTAGTGGAGCAGCACAAACGCAAATATTTGGTATGAGCTTAGGCGGTACACAACGTGATATGAACTGTGAACGCTTAAAGTTATCAAAAACATTATATGATATGGGCATGAAGGTTGCTGCTGTTGCTACAATGTGCCAAGATAGACGAGTATTTGATGCTATGATGATGGCTGGAACTCCTTGTCCCTACGAAGGTGTAATTGGCGAAAAAGCTAAAGAAATGTGGTTGCAAAATCCTAATAAGATACCAAAACTAGTAGAAGGTTAGTATGAAAGATAAGCTAATAACTTGGTTAATATTAGTAGGATTAATGATAATATCTATAATACCAGGATTTGCACAAACACCTAGCATAGACATAACAGGTAATCTTGTAAATAATACACAAACTGCTACTGCTACAACATCAACTTGGCAAAATGTAGTTTTTGATACTGAATTAAAATGTTGGGCACCTGGAGATGCTGGATATTGCGGACCACAGCCTATAGTGCGTCCAAGTGGTGATATAAATTTTAGCTATGGTACCGCAGACATATATCAACGTGTAAATGTTGCTAAAGCACTAGCTAGTACAGGCTTAGTAACAACAGGATTTGTTTTTACTTGGCAGAGTAAAAATGGTAATGGTTGGGATGATGGTAGACTAGATCAGCTAGATGCCTATGTAAAATTATATAACACTGGGGATAGTAAAGTAATAGAGCAGTTTAATTATAACTTAAATACTGTACATGATTGGACAACGTATACCTGGAACCAAAACTGGACAAATACTAAAATAGGCTATCGTGGTAGTGATGTAGGAAACGTGCAGTTTGGCTTTGTTGGCAGAGATAATAATTACTGGGCTGGACCATATGGACCTGAGGTTAATAATATAAGTTTTCAATTAAAATATAAACCTGATCCATGCAAAAACAATCCACTTTTTAGCCCAGAATGTCCTAAATTTCAAGAAGAATTAGCAAAAGCTACTGCTACACCAACTACTGAAAAATTAGATCAGCCACAACAAAATGAATCTTTCCAAGAATCTAGAGATGGTTCTAGAGATAGACATGATCCTGAAATTGGACGTGATGATCCCTACGAAGAAGGCGTAGATTATGGTAGCCTAGGTGTAGAAATAGGACTAACAAAAATATTTACTGCTCAGATTAAGCAAGAGGAACGCTCTGTAGAAATTGCCCAAGAAGCTGTTGAGCAAACGGAAAAAGTTAGTGAACAGACTACTAAACAAGCAGAACTTATAGCTCGTGACAGTCAGCAGCGTAGTATTCGTGACAACGAGCAGTCACAAATAGATGGTCAGGTACAGCAAAATAGAAATCAAGAATCTATACTAGCTTTATTTCAAGGACCCAGTCTTAGCAGTAATGACAGAGCTTTTAAGCCTCCTACAGCATTACAACAAACTTTAGATGTTTTTCAACAAAAAGACATAGGTCAGCCAGAACAACAGGCTAGACAAATAGTAGTTCAGCAACAGCAAGCCGAAAATATTTTAGCAAGTATTTATAAAAATAATCAAGAACAACAATCTTTAAATTTAAATACTACTAGTATATTACAAAATAATAGTTTAACTATATATAATGTTAGTGTAATAAAAACAGAAGACATATTTGTACAGCCAGTGCAAAATACTGAACAGCAACAATTAGCAATTAGTTTACCTAGAGCTGTATTACCAAATATGCAGCCTTTGACTGAACAAATAACAGTACAACAACCAATACTACAGCTAAATTTACCAGAAATAAAATCTGTGCAAACTGAAGCGCCAGAAACTCCACAAGTAATAACTAGTTTTTTAACTAATAGAGCGGACCCAATAAATCAAGTTTTAGAGAATAAAACTGTTATAACATCAGAACAACAAGAAACAAAAGTTGCCAATATAAAACAAAACGTTCAAGAAAATGATGCAGCAGTAGGAGTTTCTATTAATAGTATTGCTAAAACTCCACTAGGGTTTAATAGTTATTTAGTTGCATTAGCCGATGTACAATTTTATCCATCAAAAGAAATTTATCGTAATCAACGTGTAGTAGACAATCAAAGAGCCCTTCGTCAATTAAGTAGTGATAAACTTCATCAAGAGATGATAGAACTACAATATAGGAGTAGGTGATGAGTGAAGAAAAGGTAGACTTAGATAAGAAAGTTGAAGAACTGGAGGCAGCGGCTAAAAAGTATGCTAGTAAAGATACTGTTATTAGTGTTGGTGGTTATGATTTTACTCCTGCTAAATTAATGATTGTAGCCACTATTCTAAGTAGCGTACTTGGAGCACTTTATGGGGCCTTTGAAGTTTATAAAGACTATATTGGCATGAAAAAGAAGATCGCCGAATATGTTAGCCCAGATTTTAGTGAGTTTGACAAACGCCTAGCAGTCATTGAGGAAAATAGTGCAAAAACTGCTAAGGCTGTGCAAGAAGGCTCAGATAAAACTGCTGAGTATACACGCGATATTAAAAATGATCTTAAAGGTGATATACGCAGATTAGAAAAAGTTGTTGAGTCAGTTGAAACTAGTAATAAACAACAGCAGCGTGAAATTGATAAAACTGTTACCGAGATTAAAACTGAGGTACGTAGTATACAACGTGCAGCTGACGCTAGTTTAAATGCTGCTACTAAAGAAATGAATAAGATGAGTGCTGATAATGCTAAGGCTATTGCAGCAAATAATCGCGAAGTAGATGCTAAACTCAAGGCATTAGATAAAAAAATTAATGATGACTTGAAAAAAGCACTAGATAATCCGCTAGCAAACAAATAAGGATATTATGAGAATATTATTATTAACACTACTACTAGCGGGTTGCAGTGACATGTACAGGTATCCCTGTCAAAATCCTGACAACTGGGAGCACAAAGTTTGTAAACGGCCTTATTGCAGTGCAAACGGTACTTGTCCAGAAGATTTAACTCCTTATGAAAAAGAACGTGTTACTGGTCCTCAACGACCATCAACAACGTCACCAAAGGATTGCAAATGATTAAAGATCTATGGGAAGGCCCACGCTATACTGAAGATGAGCTAATGGCCAGATTGAAGTTTATTATTGGCGTAGTGTTAGCTATGACATTATTTGGCATTGTATTTGTTGTGTTATATAGCTTAATATTTGTAACACAACCAATGAATGGTATGAGTCCAGTAGATAATAAATTTTTTGAGTTAATTATACCAATAGCTACATTTTTAACTGGCACATTAAGTGGCATTATGTTAGCAAGTGGTGATAAAGACGCACAAAAAATGGCACTACAAGCAGCAAACAAAGGTTGGGATAAGCCGCCAAGCCCACCGCCAACTATGATACCTACAGTTACCGTTGGTAATGGAGGTATTAGTATAGGTACCCCTGGTGGTAATCAACAAGTAACCGTAGGTTTTGGAGGCAAACCACAGCCACCTCAACCAACATTTCCAGAACTATAAAGGGTTTTTAAATATGACAAAAACTTTATTAGCACTACTAGCATCAGCTTTTTTAGCAACTACAGCACTAGCAGATGCTCCCAAGAAAGCAGAAGAAAAAGCTCCTGCTAAAAAAGAAAAAGCTTGTATTGATAAAATAAAGGACGGCAAGCCTGTAATGGGCAAGGATGGTAAGCCAGAGCAAGTTTGTAAGGAAGTTAAAGTTCACGAAAAATTAGATGGTCATAAAGTACCAGATAAGAAGTAATCTTTGACTAACATTACAAGGATTAATATGGGCAAGAGCAGTGCTAAAAAACAACGAAATGTAATCCCACTAGAGTTTGGTTTTAGAGATGTAAAGCCGCTAAATTATATTCAAGAAACATATTTGCGTGCAATACATGAAAATGACATAGTTTTTGGTATAGGTAGTGCAGGCACTGGCAAAACCTATATTGCAGCTACTTATGCCGCCGGTGAACTATTTCATCGGCGCATAAGAAAAATTATACTAACTAGACCAAATGTTGAAACGGGCCGCGGGCTTGGATTCCTACCAGGTACCCTAGAAGAAAAATACGCACCATATTTAGAACCATTTAACGAAATATTTACTCGTAGTCTAGGACGCGGATTCTACGAATATGCACTGAATAAGAAAGATATAGAACCTAAACCGCTAGGATTTATGCGTGGAACTACTTTTGATGATTGCATAGTCTTACTAGACGAGGCACAAAATGCCACCAGAGATGAGATGAAAATGATCTTGTCACGCGTTGGTAAAAACTGTAAAATAATAGTTAGTGGGGATCAAGATCAAAGTGATATTGATAACAGTGGGTTAGAAGATGCGGCTAAGCGATTAGAACGTATTGATGGCATAGAGGTTGTTAGATTTATGGACAGTGATATTGTTCGCAGCAAATTATGTAAAGATATTATAATGGCATATAGATAGGAGTTTATAGCTATGGAAACTGTTACAGAAGCTGTTAGTAAACTATGGTTTTTAGGGGCTGGAATAGTTGCCATAGCTGCCTACGCTGTTACACTTAAAGTGCGGTTAGATTATCTAGAAAAAAATTATGATCGACAAATTACTGCACTTTGGGATCAAATAAATAAGCTAATAAAAGATAGTAAAAGTTGATATGGAAACTAAACTAGCAACAATTATTTGTAGCGATGTTATAGGCTACAGTACATTAATGCAAAATGATGAGATAGGTACATTACAAAAATTAGATGCTTGTCGTGCAACCATAGATCCGCTAATAAATAAACATAGGGGTCGTTTATTTAATACTGGTGGAGATAGTATACTAGTAGAATTTGCTAGTGCTGTAGATGCTGTGCGATTTGGTGTAGAAATGCAGTATGCTATTCAAAAACTTAATAATGGCATGCGCTGGCGTATAGGTATGCACGTAGGGGAAGTTTGGATCTACGGTACTAATCTAATGGGCGACGCTGTTAATCTTGCTGCTCGTACCGAAAGTCTTGCCGATTATGGTGGTGTCACAATGACTGAAGCAGTTTATGCTTTAGTACGCGGTAAATTAAAAGACTATGATTATATTAGTCGTGGAGTACAAGAATTTAAGAATGTTAATCCCATGGAAATTTGGAGTATTAACATTAAAGGTGCTGAAGCTAATCCACATTTAAATAAGCAATCAAAGCCTACTAAATCTATATCTAATACAAAAACTCATCAAGAACTAATAAGTGCGGTAATTAATGATCAAGCAGCAAGAAATCGTACACTAAATGATGCCATAGCATTTAAACAGGATTGTAAGTATGGACCCGCTACACGTATTTTAATGTGGCGTAGCATTAAACAAGACAGTTTGGCTTTAGACGAATTAGTTAATATGCTTCAAAAAAGCTTAGTTCCACTAGACTTAAAACCTTATGTATTAGCAGTATTTAAAGAAGTTTGTCAAAAGACTAGTAGTGAAACTGCTATAAAAATAGCCGATTTGGTAGAAAAAGATAGCAAAAGTTTAGCAATACAAATATTACGTCAAGCTGCAAAAGTTAATGAGCAAGCAAGTTATAAATTAGCTATGCTAGTATTTAGTGATCCACATAGTAGCACTAATGAAATAGATAATGTGATAGGTGATTTACAAGAAAACGCAATGAAACGTAAAATACCTGCTATGCTTAGTTTAGGCAAATACTATATACAAATTGGTAATAAGAAAAATGCTTTTCGCTGGTTATACGCTGCTCGTGCAGAACACAATAATGAAGCACAAAACTTACTAGAAGAATTGAATAAAACTATCAGCAAAGCTGAATTTAATAACTTTAAAACAGATGCCGATGCATTAGTAGATCAAATTAAATTTATTGATGATAATAGGATGAGGTAATTATATGGCTAAGACTTACAAACCAACAAGCGGCATGGCTAGTGCCGCTAGACGAGCACTTAAATGGAAAAGTGAAGGTAAACCAGGCGGTACGCTTGTTGGCTTAGCCAGAGCTAACCAACTAAAAGATCGTGATCCGCTTACTGCCAGTACAGTACTACGAATGTACAGCTTTTTTAGTCGTCATGAAGTAGATAAACGTGCTACTGGTTTCAATAGTGGAGAAGAAGGTTTTCCTAGCAAAGGTCGTGTAGCTTGGGATCTTTGGGGCGGAGATGGTGGTTATAGCTGGAGTAGTGCTAAACGTAATCAAATTATGCGTGAGCGTGAAGGTAAGGCACTACAGCTAGTAAAACTTACTGAAAAAGGCCTTGTAGCAAAACCAGTACGTATGATGGCTGCTCAAATAATTGAAAACTATGCTAATGAAAATATTAGTGAAGAACTAGAAGCTTTTGGTCAATTTATGTATCATGCAGAATTATTACGTAATGATCACTTAGACGTATACTTAGTAGACCTACATCAAGTAGATCAACCATACCGCGATATACTAATTAATATTTTTAGTGAACTAGATAGTATGGATGATGATAATACAGTAGACGTAGAGGATAGTGACCAAGATACACCACTATAAAGAAAAAGCCCGCTTATAGCGGGCTTTTTTATTTTACTACTTCTAAACTTGGAGGCTCTGCTTCTGGTTTTGGTAACTGAGGCTCAGCCTGCTGTCTAATTTTAGCACTTAGTGGGTTAGCAATTTTAGCTGGTAATTCTTGTAATCCAGCTAAAATTGAATTTGCTTCTTGTAGTGTAAATTCAAATTTTAATAATGTATTTTCCATACTATTTTACCGGACATACTCCGCTAGCACATTCATCATCTAATAATTCATCAAAACTATTAGCACTTTCTACGTCTATTGGTTTTAAGTCTTGCACATATCTTCTAAAAGTATATTCGTCTACAACTTCTTGTGGTAGATATAAGTAACCTAAATCTTGTGCAGTCTTAGTAGGATCAGTTCTATAGATAAAACTTACACCCACATAACAGTCCCAGTTATTAAGTAGCCAGTCAATAATCTCTGACACTTCACTAGGATCATAGCTAATAGTTACACTAGTATTTTGTTGCGTCCAACTAGTTTGTAACAACTTGTATCGCTCTAGTTGATATACTGCGCTTTCAAGATTTACTTCTTTACCATTTTCTTTATGAAATGGTACATCTTTCCACTCTACTGGAAATGTTACTAAAACGCCGGTTGGGTCTGTAGGATGATTAATTACTTTATAGTTGGCATCCCGTAATAGCGGAATCATAGGATCGTAAGTACTAAACTGTACATTGTTGAAAATATACTTGCCCAGCGGCTTATGTACGCCCTCAGTACAATCCATGATCTTTGATAATGTTCCCGACGGCTTGACGCAAGTAACATTCTTAGGACGTGGTAAGCCTAATTCATCGGCCATTGAAATAGCGCTACTAGTAGCAGTACGCTTCAGATATTCATAATCGTAACTAGTCATATCTGGACGCATTGCGATTCCTGTTAAACCAACCCCGCAGAGACGTAGGAAATAGTTGTTAAGGTGCCATGCTTCTTGTAAGATCCCGTCTTTAAGGTTAACACAGGTCTGACGATAATTAGCCCTGGCAGCCAGTCTGATCGCATCGTGTAATCCGGCAGTGTCACCTTTAAACTTGGAGATGTCCGTTTCTGTAAGATTACAGAAGGACTTGTTGCCCAAGAGGATTTCGACACAGGGATTCGCTCCTTTAAACCACGGAGCACGTCTAAGAGCTTCTTGTTCATTGATAAATCCTGGTTCACTACCACCAGCCTCTAGCATAAGATTAAATATTTCTTTAAGCTCTTGGCGAGTAGGCTTTTCTTTAAACACTAAACTGTTATTTGATTGTTGTCTGTGCTCACGTCCATACAACCAAAAATCTTTTTTAGCTATTGCAAATTCTTGCCATTCCGGTTGACCATAGTCAAAAAGAGCGATTTCAGCCGATCTACGACTGGACAGGATTGTTCCCAAATGGTTAACAATATCCAATATATCCATGCGAGTAAGCAAACTATCGGCACGACCATTAAGTATGTTGGCAATTGCAACATAAGCTTTTGAGATAGCACTGTCACCACTGCTAATCCATCCATATCCTTTTAACCTTTCTCCAGCAGGTCTTAATTGGCTAAAATCAAGTACAAGAGTATCAGCAGGATACTTGCCCGCAAGCAGCTTTCCAATAGACTTGGCCCAGGCCTCTGCGCTGTCTCCAACTTGAATTGTCCAAGTTTTTGTACTGGCGTCCCAGGTTTCAACATTGTGTTCAAGTCCGCCCTTAGCTGTTCGTTGACTCTTAACAACTTGAATATTTTTAATTGGTTTTGAGAATCCATTTAGTGTGCCTACAATAGGTTTGAAGCCCACACCACAACCTTGCAGTAGTAGCCACAAACAATCTACTACATCATATACTGTTTCTACTTGAGTAAAGCTACAATTAAATTGACTGGCTTCTCTAGTTTGTGCTACTGGTGTACCGCCTAACCATAGTGTACGTCCAGCCATTAATACTTTGCGTTCTAACATGAGCTTTTCTAGTTCATCTAATTCTGCTACTTCGTGAAAGTAGAGCTGACGTCCTGCTGCTCGTTCCCACAACCAATGCTGGTGTTCTCTGACTCGCCTAACAGTTTGTTGCCAGCTTTCAAACTGTTTACCATCATCACTAGTAGGACGATTGTACGTTCGTCTAGTAATTACCTGTGCGCGTGTGCTTACTTGCATAATTTCTCCTATTGTCCTGTGCTACCAAACCCTCCAGTACCACGTTCTGTATCGTTCCAGCTGTCTACAAAATCACAAATGATAACAGGCATAATTACCAGTTGTGCAATTCTGTCTCCAACTTCAATTTTGTACTTGTTATCGCTGATATTTTTTAATAAAATTTTTATATTTCCACGATAATCACTATCAATAACGCCTACTGAATTAAGCAATATAATTTGCTTTTTTCCTTGTCCCGATCTATTAAATACGAACCCGCCGAAGCCCTCTGGAATTTTTACCGCTACACCAGTATCAACAAGTTTCGCTTCGTCGGGAAATAATTCAAATGCTTCAGTGCTACGTAAATCTGCACCTGCATCTGTAGGGTTAGCGCGTTTTGGTAAGTATGCTGCGTTATCTACTCTACACTCTACTACTTGTTGCACATTACGATCAGAGTTATGATCATAGCGGCGATTGATATTCATAAATTCTGTTGTATACTTTTTCATTTTATTACCAAGATTGTGTTGTAAGATCTATGTTATAAATACCTATAAAAGTAATAACTAGTTCTGGCCAATCATACTCAATGGTGTTATAATAATCAATTGCTTGTATTGTTTCTTGTGCTGTAGGTTCTCTGTCTAGGCCTAAGTGAAATAGTCCTTGCACTCGCTCTATTAGCGGCACAGTACTAAGGTCATGTCCAACAAATGACTTATTAGACCAAGACCAAAACTCATCTACTGTTTTTTGTAGCGTCCAGTTATTTTTATCTATTGATTGGATCCAAGTTTCTAGCTGTTTAGGATCACTATTTGTGCCACGAATTACTTCAAATAGTGCATCTACCTTAGTCCACTTATCTATAGTATGTTTAGGGTCAAATGTCCAAGTATAATCTTCTCTAGTAATGTTATCAGAAAATAGCGTCACGCTATAACCTAATCTACCATCTCTTACTAAATTGGTTTCTAGATTCCAAGGATCTAATACCTGAGCAACCCAAGTATTACCATCTCTAGTAAAAGTCATATGTTTACTATTACGTTCTAATACAGTTCTTATTTGATTTAATGTATACGTGTTGTCATGGTCTTTGATATAGGTTATTAAACCAGCTACTCTTGGTGCAGCATAACTAGTGCCGGCATCACCTTGAATATAAAAATCTACAAATTTAGGTGCAACTTCGCTAAAATCAGCTAACTCAAATTTTGCTAGTTTTAGTGCTCTGTTTTGTTCATTTAAGGTCTCAGTTCCAGGTCTCCAATCAAATGTATCTATTGCGCCTATAGTAAAATCATATGGTGTACTTTGATATTTGCCTATAGTAGTAAAACTACTTCCAACTCCGTCAAGCCCTACTATAAAACCTTCACCATTATTTCCTGCACTTGTAGTAAATGCAGTATTTTTTAAATATCCTTGTTTAATTACAGTATCGCCGTAATCATAATTACTTACATATCTAGTTAAACTAAAACTCCAGTTAATTACATCAGCATAACCCAGTAATTTAGCCGAACTAATATCTGGTTCGGCTACTTGTGGATCCTTATTATAGCTTCTGTCTACTGTTGCAAATATTGTTTTAGAAACGGCATAGTCTCTAAATGATCTTAGTACATTATAGTCGTGACCTTGACCTATTTCGTCCACATTTACTACTAGTGAATTATAAGACATTTTGTTAGTATCTCGTCAATTTGTTTACAATACTCAGTACCAATTGCATCTTGACAATAGGTTACTAAGTCCATTAGTTGATAATTTAATTCTAGTTGTTGTTTCGATTGATTAATTGCTTCAATGTATTTATAACGTCCATGTAGAGGAATACTATTAATAATATCCCAGGTAGTACCATACTCTTCAACAAGTTGCTGAGCACGTTTAGGTCCAACGCCAGGCACACCAGGGACATTATCGCCACTATCGCCCATAAGACACTTAACATGAACGTATTGTTCGGGTTCAAATGCGTAGTGATCATTCCAAGTTTCCCAAGTGACTTCTTTGCGTGTAACATAACTAAATCTTCCTACTCCAGGCTTAATAAGCAAATCCCAATCTTTGTCGCTTGACATTAACCAGATTTGGTCAACAGGTAGTTTACGCTTTTTATTTACTATATATGCAGCAATATCATCTGCTTCTACGCCTTGAAATCTTAATACAGGATAATGTTCTCCTAGTAATTCAATAGTTTTAGTAAAATCTTCAAAGAATAGTTCGAATTCTAACTTCTCAGCTTCAGTTTGTTTATCGTACTTATCTTTACGATTTTGTTTATAATCAGGATAAATAGCTTTACGATAGCTGCTAGATCCTTGATCTGCTGCTATAATTACGTGTTGTGCTTTATAACTTTTGCCTAAGCTCTCTACTGTTCGTAAGTAATCTTCAGCAAAATCTCTAGCGCCGCTATGCTTGTATCGAAATGCAAGATTAAGCGCATCGACTATCATCAGTGTTTTTTCTTTATATTCAAAACTTTTAAAGGTTTTCATGTCATTTTTTGGAGTGTAATCTATTATTATATCACTGTTGATAACAAAAGTCAATCTATAAATTTAGTTTTGCTATTTGTGAGCCAATCTTCTAGTAAGAACATATAGAACTCATAATCTTGTGAGTAGAACATTAGCCAACGTTTTTCCATCATATTATCACAAACAAAAGCTGTAGCACCAAATAATTTGCTACGATCATACTTAAATATTAATAGTGGCATCTTATCAACTTGAAAAGCTTGACGTTGTGTTTGTTGCCACCATTCTACAATCTGTGGAGTTTTATGTGTTAATAACCCACTGTTAATATGATCTTCTGCATATCCTTTTACTTCAACACAGTAGTGATTGACATGGTTAGGGACGTATAAGTCCCCTTTTAAACCATGTTTAGCATCAAGTGCTCCACTACCAGGCACACGCTCCCAGCCTAAGCCTGTGTGTTTACGCAACATATCACGAGCCAAGGTTTCTGTTCTAGCACCTTTAGCTCTGCTGTCTACCACCGGTAGCCTCTCTTATATGTTTAGCTAACTTATCCCAGTCTATAGTACCGTCTTGATTAGTATATAAGTCAAGTTGCTCAATTTTCTCTTGTGCTTGTTCACGAGCCTTTTTTCTACGCTCTAGTACTTTTTCAAACTTTTTATTACGCATATATTCATGCCTCAATGCGAGATACATTGCTACGTTTAATAACATTTACTTTATCCAGTAATGGATGACTAAAACCGTGACTGACTAAAAAAGTATTAAGATGTTCTTCTCGCAATAATACCTCTACTAATTTTTCCTTGCCATCAACATCAAGTGCTTCTACAGTTTCGTCTAGTATTAAGAGATTAATACGACTACTTGATAGGGTTTGCATCAATTTTCTAATTGCTAAGAGTGTGGCAACATTTACACGAGCTTTTTCGCCACCACTGAGTGCACTAATATCAATATCACGGCCATTATCTGTAACTACTACCAATAGTTTATCACTACTATTTACTTTAAAACTAATCTGAAACCTACCATCACTTAGGTCTACTAGATATTGATTAGTAATTGACTCTAAATCTTTTACTAAACACTCTATTTTATATGCTACTAGTCCAGTTGTGCTGAAAGTCTTGGTAAGTACACCTAGTATACTCATGCGTTCATTCATTAAGTGTAACTGAAAACTGTGTTCTTCCAGTTCCTCACGCATTTCTTCTAGCTGTTGTTTAATAGTATCTATTTTACCATTGTGAGTTTGTACTTGTGTATTTCTATCTTCTGCTGATTTAATTCGCTGTTTAGTTTCCTGTATAGTTCTAGCCAGCTCATCATATTGATTTTGTAGTTCATTTTTATCTAGTGTTTTAGTTGGTAGATTATTATCTATTAGTTGATGTAGTCGCTCAAATTCTTGCTGAGCTTTTATAGCTTGTTTATACTGTTTGTCTTGATTTTCAAGTTCACTACTTATAATTAATGCAGCAGCAGCACTTGCTCGCGCACTTTCAACTTCATAGTCTTTACTACTAATTAATTCTTGAGTTTTTGTACTATCAATTTGACTAAAACAAGTTGGGCAAACTCCTGATAAATTCTTGAGCTTTTTAATAAACAATTCACCATCTTTGACAGTTTTCATGTTTTCTGTTTGCTCTTGCTGTAGTTTGCGAATATGTTGCTCGTCTACAGGTGCTACTGGCGGAAAAGTTAAATCAATAGCATTAAGCTGTTGCTTATAGGTATTATTCTGTACAATCTTACGATTGGTTTTGTCTACATTGCTAATTTCTAGGTTTAGTTCTGCTGCTTGTTGCTCTAATTTAGTATCTAGTACTTCTACTACTACCAATTGTTTAGGCGTTAAGTCAGTTTTTTCATACTTATCTAACCAACCACGTACAGTATTTACCTTAGCCTGTGTCCCACTAATTTCCTTACCAAGCTCTAGTGAGATTTCTTTAAATATTTCACTTGCCTTAGTATACTTAGTTAAGTTTAATATTTCTATTAAAAACTTTTTACGAGCCGTATCAGCACTTGTTAAGAACTCTAGGCTCATAGCATTGCTTTGATATACAATCTGTGCAAAGCTTTTGTGGTCTATACCTACAATATCTTCTATGATTTTGTAGGTTTGCGTTGCGGTATGAGCACTTATATCTTGACCATTTTTTACCAATTTAACTGTTTGCTGTGTGCCACGAGTAGTTTTAATTGTATATTCATTACCATCACGCTCTAAGTCTAGTTCTATAGTATAAGTCTTATCTTTAATATATCTGTTAAGTATATCTGCTTTTTTAATACCTTTACTATTCTTGTTGAATAGTACTTCTTCTAGTATAAGTGCAATACTACTCTTACCGTGTCCATTCTTACCAACAAGTTGCGTTAGCGGAGCTCTGACGAAATTAATTGTATTATTACTGCCATAGCTAAAACAGTTACTCCACCGTAATTCTTTTATTGTTATCATTGCTCCAAAACTTCCGTTTATTTAAAAAACCTAATTGTTCCATTAATAGCACTATCTCAACAGCCTGATCAAACTCTAGTTCCCAGTGGTCTTGCGAACCATATCTACGCTCAGCAAGTATTCTAGCAACATAGTAAAAATTAGGGTGGTAATCTATTTTAGTCATGCTCTATTTTGTCCAAATTATTTTGTACTTCTAGAATAGCTTTATCAATAGTTTCTGGCGGTAATGCTAAGATATATTGTAAGTATTCTTTTACTTCTTCAACTAAGGTCATATCGTTATCAAGCATTAGCTGAACATCAGTACTGCGTTTAATAACCTTTTTATCTATTAAGTCGTTATCTTCTAGCCCGCCCAATTCCTGCAAGTCACCCTCAACTTGATAGATTGTGTGATGATAAGTCGTAGGCGGTTTAGGGTCGCTAGCCCCAACAGTTTTTCTTATTAACTGTGGCACGTCTAGTTTTAACCAACTATGTTCTAAGGTTTCCGTATCTAGTAATATGACACCAGTGTCAACAACATCTCTATGAAAACTAGTGGTGACAGGACTACCAGGATACAAGATATTACGTTGACAATTTTCATAACTATGTAAATCTCCGGCTAGTACAATGTTCCAACTATTAAATATATCTAAGTTAACTTCTGGTGTAACATGTGGTGGTATTTCACCACGAACATGTGTACATAGAATTCTACCACCATCTGGCCAAGGATTGTTTTGCTCAAAATCTTTGAGTTTATTGTATGGAACGAACTCAATACCATAATCACTGTAGTAATCATCTATAACAATAACATTGCGTTTAGTGCTCATTAAATTTGTAGCTCTAGCAAGATTAGTCATAAATGTAGTAGATTTTTTAACTGCTTCATGATTACCACTATAAACTATAGTAGGTATTTTACAAATGCTAATCATGTCAAAGTAAACTTCTAATTCATCCATGCTAGGCAATTTATCAAATACATCGCCGCCTATAATGAATACATCAGCTTGGTTTTGAAGTTTTTCAAATTGCTGCCATAAGAGATTATAGCGATTTCTTGCCCAATCAACAGGAACATTTTTTTGACCTAATTTTATATGAATATCAGCTGTAAACAATATTTTCATTACTTTTCCTGTGATGAAAAAGCCCAGTAACTTTCATTACTGGGCCTTTAATTAACCTAATTCCTTAACGGCTTCTTGTTCTGCACTATTGCCTTCTTCGTCATCACTTTGAGTGTTGATTTTTTCTAGCAATGCTTTAACTTCATCTGCTGTAGGTCTAGGAAATTTTTCATCAATGTTTTGTGCTTTGTCTGCTAGTTCACGTTCTTCGGCACTTAGTGCTCGTGGTTTGCAACGTAATACTTGTAATGTATACTCAACATTAAATGGAAGTGGGCCAGTTTTTTGACGCTTAAATACTACATCCCAACCTTTATCATAGTCAGTAGGATCTCCTAAATCTTCAGCAGCATTGACAATCTGCTCAAATAACTTCTTTTTAAGATTTAGTGCTTTAACCTTACCATCTTTGGGATCAATACAGTTAATTGAGTAACTCCAGCTGCAACGCAGATCGGGATAATACTCAGGTACATGATCCTTTTCAATGTTGTCAAACTTTTCTTTTTCACGGCTAAAAGCCAAACACTCTACAGGAATATCTTTGTTATTAGTGCCTTTTAGCCAGTAGATATATCTAGGAAGTACACCGCCAATAAGTCTAACTGTGTTTTCTCCATCTTTGTACTCATAGCTTTCTACTTTGTTTGATGCTGCTTTACCTTTTGTTTGTTTAAAACTAAGTGCCATTTATTCCTCGTATTTGAAGTATATTTTGTTGTTGTTTATTATTAATAGCGGATTGTATTTTATTGCTTGTAAGTTTAGGTCTGGATAATAGGATAAATCTAAATGTTTGTGACCTAAGTCTTTATAGTGCTGATAACTTCTACGCGCCGCTAGTTGTATATACTGTGATTTAAATAGTATATCTGTACTAGGATCAAAGAAAAGTTGTGCCGGTTTAATCAAATAACTACTACCGCCCGATAAGTTATAGTCAAATCCTTTATAGTAATCTTCAAGAATTTCTACTAATTTAACTGCACTACCATTAGCTAGTTTCTCTAATTTGCTAAAGTTGAATGTAAAGGTTTTTCTTTGACTCATAGTATATTATACCACAGTTGATTTATCACAGCAAGTGAAAAATTTCTATACCGATAAGATTTCCCAGCCTTTACGCATATAGAGACTAAGCCTATCATTATTTTGCTTTTTATCTGCCCAGCCCTTAAACTGAACATCTACTACTATTGGTTGCGGTTTATTAGGATATGGACGCATAATACGTCCCACAATCTGTTCCAATAAACTGTCGTTACTCATTGGTACTGCTAGGATAACGCAACTGAGTGCGTTAATTGATATGCCTTCAGCAAAGATTTGTCTGCTACCAGCAATGCACATCTTTGTTTTGTTGAGAATTTGCTCTTTGGCATATTGCCTTTCTTCATAGCTGGTGTCGCCAGTAACCAACAAACACGTTTCTCCAACATATTCCTTTACCTTTTCTAGAAATTCTACTCTGTCTGCTACTACTAGTACGCTATGACCACTTTCAATATGAAAAGTAGCCAGAGCACTAATATACTTTCTATAATATTCATTCTGTGTTAATTCATTTATTTTCTCTACCCAAGGTACATTGGGCTTTAGTGTAATATTACTTTGTGCAATGTGTACTACTGGATCAATAGTATTAGCTTGTTTAGGTTTGAATACTGTACTGCCAAAATAATCACTAAAAAATACATGCTTACCGTCTTTGCGTTCCATAGTACCGCTAAGCGCCAACCTGTACCTAGCATAAAAACTGTCTATAGTTTGACTAAATGTAGTAGCTGGGCAATGATGTGCTTCGTCTAGTATGATGGTGCCAAATTCTTTGTTTATTCTATCTAAATACTTAATAATACTTTGCACATTACCTACAACTACAAAGTGATCTTCTATGTCGTATAAACCGCTCCCTATAATGCCAGGTTCCTGACCAAATAGTGCCCTAACTTCATCACACCATTGATCGCGCAAAGCTGTAGTATGTGTAACTATTAGTGTTTTTTGCCCCCATTTACGTGCAATATGTAATGCTGTAAAAGTTTTACCCCAGCCTACTAGTGCATTAATAAAACAAGTATCGTTGGCCTCATTATATACCTCTAGCTGATCTTCGCGCAAACTATATTTAGGCGTAGGAAACGGTACTGGATTTGTTACACGTTTATCTACTACTTCATATCCATCAGGTATTAAATCTGTTCTACCTTGCGGAACGCTAAGTATACCTTTTGGCAATAATCTATAGTTCTTAACGGTTTCTACTACGCTAAATTTTTTACTACCTGTATTCTTTTTAAACTTGTAAGTTAAACTATCCATGATAAACTTGGCGTTTAGCCTACCAGGATCGTCCATATAAATCCTGTTAGTTATAATAGCTTTCACACTAGTCTCCATGTAGTTTCAATTGGTTCGCTATAGTAACCGTAGAGTAAGTTGCACCGGTTATAGCGTAGTATACCTGCATACAATTCATACGGCTTAGGAACTTGTAGGCTTTTAAATCGCTCAACTAGACCCTCAACCTCTAAAACACACCCTATCCCTGCCGCAGGCAAAACTTGGGTGATCCTGTGCGTAGCCAGTTTGGCGCGTACAAGTTTTTTGTGCTGAAATACTTGCCCTACACTATCAATAAACCAAGTTGTTGATTTTGCCAGCTTGATTACGTCTTGTAGGAAGTAGATTGCACTACCAATTGGATGTAGTTTTACCTCTTGCTCCTTGAGAACCAATCTACGCAAACCTAGTGTAGGCTTATCTACACCGCGATCGTCTACAACCCTGTACCGCATTAGCGGTTTAGGGTCGTCCTGGTCAATATATTCACTACTATAGTAGGTTAAACCACTCTTAGTGTAAGGTTCTCGCTCACCGAGCCTAAACACGGGCCAAACTAAGCTCGCCAGCCCTATAGGTTTCCTCAAAACTGCCGAAGCTATAGTCATCGCCTATGTCCTGATCAACGCCAATAGGAAATCCACTAATATTACAACCCCAGTCATATTGTGTACATTGACGTAATATGTTACAGTATTCATCTACGTCGCTGTCCTTAACAAGTGCCACGATTGAGTCATGGACAAGCATGAAGATTCTTGCGTCAAGTTTACGCTCTCTAATTGTTCTAGCAGTTTCAATAGCTCCGAGTAAGTTAACATCACTTGCAAGGGATTGGATTTCCGAATTAATTCCACTACGTACTTCGTGGGCTGCGATTCCTTTGTCACTGCTGAATACGTTAGGTAGGCGTCTTTTTCTGCCAAAAAAGCTGTAAGTATATCCATTTTGTTGAATAAATTCTTTCCTAGTGTCTAGCCACTGCTTTAGTTTTTTAAATGTTGTAAAGTATTGTTTAATATCATCACGGGCACGTTCTACTGGATAGTACTGGCCCGTTGCTTTAGTAACTGTTACGCTAACCTTGTCTGCTCCTGAACCGTATAAGATACCAAAGCTAATAGCCTTAGCACTTTGACGCATATCTGGATATAGCTTTTTGACCTGCTCAACTTCACAGGGTAGGTCAAATACCATTTTAGCTATTGAACTGTGAAAATCACCACCGTCAGTAAACACTTTTTGTAGATTTTTATCACCACTCAACACAGCGGCATAGTACATCTCAGCGGTTCTTAAGTCTTGCGAAACGATTTTATACCCTTGAGGAGCTTTGATACAGCCTTTGATAATGGGGTCGTCTCGTGGTATTTGCTGTGCATTAAACTTCCCACTACTAGATAAACGACCACTAGTGGTAAAGATAAGATTAAAATTAGTACGTATCCTATCATCACGATCCAGCTCAGGAAGTATTTTATGTATATACGTGTTCTGGATTTTTGATAGCTTTCTGACCTGTAATATCGCTTTAGGAAGCTCATGTTCCTCACTCAATTGTTCTAGGACTTCTGCGTCCGTTGAAATAGCACCTGTAGCCGTTTTCTTGCCAGTCGGTGTTAGGCCTAGGTAATCAAATAGTATTGAACGTAACTGCATAACACTATTTGGGTTAAAGATTTTACCTTCATTCTTTTCAAAAAGTTTTACTTCGTCAAAGGTATAGATGTGTTCTTTAGCTTGCTGAATCTTATCACTAAGATACACATCAGCTAATTGCATACGCTCACGGCTAATAGGAATCCCTACTTCTTCCATATCCATTAAGAACAGTGTACCAGGAATTAAAATTTTAGTATAAACACTATGCAATTTATCATTCTTTTGCACAATAGGCCAGAACTTATTGAATAGTTCTAGTGTGACCGCTGTGTCTATCGACGCATATTCACTAATAATATCAAACGGTATTAAGTCGTAGGTAAAGTTCTCATTGAGCACACCATGTTGACGACAGTATTCCTTCTTAAATTCATCCAGTTTAGCGTCATAATCACCATAATCTGTATACTTTAGTGCCAACTCTTTTAGACCATGACCGTCTGTTTCGTCTAAGACATAGTGCATAACCATTGTGTCGTGTACTCGGCTACGATCAAATTCTAAGTCTAGGTGGTATTTGAGCATTTTGTAGTCAAATTTCATATTATGAAAGACTACAGTAAACTCACTACAAATACGTTGTAATAATTCAGTACTCTCTGCGGTTAAACAATCACAGCTAATATAACGTCCATGATTAGGTTTATAGCTAATACTAACACCAAGCACATAACCATCTCTGGGATAAAGACCCGTAGTTTCCGTATCAATTGCAACTACTCCTTGAGCGTTTTCTAGTACTTCTTGCAAGAAATCATATGCTTCTTGTTCCTTATCAATACCCTTGAAATCACCAGTTTTAATGCCTTTAGCCTCACCGGCAATATGTTTATGTATTTTGTCTACTGCACGTTCAAAATCTGGTTTACCCTCTGGCTTGAAAGCAAGCATAGCAGGATTACTAATAGGTATAAACTTGTCTGCAATAAGCTGACCAGCATAATTTGTAACGCTAGTAATCTTGCCGTACTCTTTAGCTGCTTCAGCGCCTACCAAGATCACTAAGTCATAGAGATCGGTATCTATATCTAGGTCCACATCCTTTTTTAGCAACTTAGTGATTGGCTGTGAACTCATGTGAAATAGCTCAAAGTCAAACTTAAAGTAGTGCTCGTATTTAGTGCGGCTAGGTGCTTTATCAATTACAGCTATTTTCATTTTGTGATATATTCCTTAATGCTATGTACTTCTATTTGATCTAACTCACCAGGATCAACACCATCTGGTAATTTAATTATTTCTACAACAAATTCGTCTTGTTCTAATGTTGGCTTTAATTGTTTTGCTGCTTTTTCTCCTGCTTCATCGCCATCAAATAAGATGTATACGTGCGTAACACCTTGAGCTTTAAATGGTAACAGTTTTTGTTTTGCAGAATTTTGTAGCGTATTTGTTCCAAAACAGCATACTGCATTTTTTAGTCCTTTATCATAGAGATTTAACATATCAAAAATGCCTTCCACAAGAACTATAGATTTTTGTGGTTCTTCTAGATAACTGGGATATACTGGTAGCTCTACACCACTAGGATAGTTTAAGTATCTGGGATTACCATTTGATAAGGTATGTCTGCCTACAAATACTTGCGTCCTATTAGTAACATCACCAATAGGAAATACAATTCTATCAACTAATTTTTCTACTTGATTTGTATAAAATGCCTTAAAATGCTTTAGTGTTTGTGCACTGATGCCGCGGAATGGTTTTGTCCAGGGCGTGTGCCCAACCGGTAGCTCTTGTTCTGTGGTTGCTTTAAGCTGTTGTAGTTTCTTCTTGAGATTAAGAATCCTAAGTGGCACAGGATTAGTAAAGATGCCAAAATATTTAAATATATTAGTTTTAAACCCACAACTAAAACAATGGGCAACGCCACTAATACGATCAATTCTAAAGCTAGGATTAGTATCTTCATGATCTGGATTTAAGCATTTGGTTAAATAATCTCGGCCACTTACAGTGTAACCAAGCCCGTTTTTATTTAGTAGTTCTAGTACTGGATCACTCATAGTTTATGTATGCCAGGGTAGGTCTGCACTTGTGTCGTCTTGTTTTAAGTCTTGCTGCTTCTTAGTTGCTCGTTTAACTGTTTCTTTTTGCTCTGGTCTGTCTATGCTTTGAGGACTGATTCGTAAGGTTTCCCAATCTATAGGACAAGTAAACTTCATCTCTTTACCGCCACGAATCTTAGTAGTTTCAAAACTAATTGCATTTGTACTCTTATCATGTGCTTCCATTACTAGTGCAATATCAGCGGCATCAAGAATACCTTTGGCAAACCTAGCTTCACCACTAGCATCAATTTGATATGGACTTACCACAACAACTTCATACTTTCTGGCCAAGTTCTTTAACTTCTTTGATACTTCAATCTGAGGCTTCCAGTCGTACATATCACTGCCTTCAATAACAATCTGATTTAAGTAATCTACAACTACTACTTGTAGCTTTTCACCAAATTTTGCTTTAGCCTTACCTATGTGCAAATCAATACTGCTAATTGTAAGGTCTCTGTCATCTACAATAATCATTTGATTAGTATCTTTGAGTTTGTGATTACGAACAAGTGTTTCTTCAAATCTAAACCTATCACGGTGTCGTAAAAACTCACTTACAGTTTCTTGCGAGTCCTCAAACATACCTGCTCTTGCTTTTACCACACTTAGTACTTCATTATCCGTTAGTTTATTTTGCTTTAATCGCTGCAGGTCTACATTTGCAAGTATACTGAGATTACGCTCCATAACCTCATATGCTGTCATCTCTATTGAAAAGTATATACTTGAATAACCAGTTTCATACTGATTAACAAAAATATTGCTACTAGTAATACTTTTACCGCTGCCTCGCTTACCGCCGATGAGTATAAATTCTTGCC